CCGTGTCATTTCACCTTGGAACTTGTCGGCCAATTCCTTCATCTTCTGGATGCCGCCGATCTCGTCCTTGTTCGCCTCGATAGCCACACCAACGTCCTTGATGTTATGCGATAGTGTAATCTTCATATCGTTCTTAATTGTTGCTCAAACGTGATTCGTTTCAGATATTTGCGGATGGCTTCTGCCTTCATCTTGTGCTCAGACATCTCCCACCACGCATCGCTCAGATCGTCTTTCAGTTCACGCAGATACTCGTGAACGTTGTAGCCTTGCAGGTGATACTTCTCATACCTGCCGTAGTGCATGTCACTCTCGATGGACTCCACCTTGCGCCGGAGTGACATGTAGCGGTCGTGTATCACGCCAGCCAGCCGTTCCAACTCCTCGGCCCTGTCCGTGAGACGCTTGATGGCTCGCTCATGGCCGTAGATGGCACTCCAGAACTGGCGCATGAAATCATCGAAGCAGTCAGCGTCCATCGCTTCAGACATCGCCCTTTCGAGTGTCGGGCGTTGGTTGCGCCAAATGTCTTCGCCCTTATGCCCGAAGAAGGTGCCAACCCACTTCGGATTCATCAGCTCCCACTGCTCTTTGAGTGTGAGCCGACGCTGACGTGCAAACTCCTTGACGGGAATGGCCACGCGATTGTGTGCCACCTTCAGGGCAGTCTCGGTGTTGTAGCGCACGTCCTTGGCGTTCACGATGACGTAGCCCTGCGGCACCATGCCGATGGTGTTCATAGCATACTCGCTGTAGTTCGTCGCCTGCTGCCGGTTCATGCCTGAGTAAGCCAGTCGCAAGTGACTGTTGCCCCATCCACGTTCCGTCAGCAGGTCAGCCCTCGGAGGCTTGTGCCGTCCGTCGTGCCCGAACAATTCCTCGCCGTGATCGTCGTACATATCACATACCTTCAATCCATCTGCATACCAATTCGCCGATACCCATGACTACCAGGCCAACCAATACGAGGGCTGTTCCGATTGCCAACTGTTGCCAGATTCTCTTGATTTCCTCGCGGTCAATGTCGCGCTGAATGTTCGTTTTCTGTTCCATGCTTTTACTTTTTACATTAAACCTAATATTTCCTTTATCTCTTCCTGCGTGGTATTCGCACGCATGGCTTCGTGACGGATAAACCGCTTGAAGTCTTCATTGATTTCGTCTTCACTGATTGTCATACGATTGATGTTTTGTTCGTTGCCGTGACGGGATTCGAACCCGCGACCTTCAGGCATTCCCTGACGCTCTGACCGTCTGAGCTACTCGGCAATATAAAAGCCCGCACGACGAATCGAACGGGCATGTATTCAATAAATAATTCAATGTATAAGTTTCGATTTGAATCTCACTGCCTTATACCCAACTCTGCAACATCTGGCATACATGCCAACAGGTCTCCTTTGAAATGGTTTAGGCTCTTCACCTCGCCCGCACATCACTGTGGAAGCGTCCACCCGGTCAGGCTACCTTCTCATTTGTATGAGGTCCTTCGCCTGTCGCCTCTCGTCCGGCTATGTATTTGTTGAGGGCTGACGCGCCTTGCCGTTTCTGAGTACCCAGCAGTGCTGGTTGTATAATTCATTGATCTTGCGGAGGGTGAGAGATTCGAACTCCCGATACGTTTCCATATGCCTCGTTAGTGAGGTGCTTTCGGCCACTCAGCCAACCCTCCAATATGTCTTTTTATCCTGATGTCGTTAATTGTTTCGTTGTTTTTTGAGTTTCTTTGAAAACCTGCGAGCCTCACGGATGGCATGCGATCCTTTCTAACATAATTAATAATTCGTCGTTGTTTAACATTCGCAGACGCTTCTGCGGCAAAGGTTTTGTAAAAGTCAATTCTTGTATAACCTATCTATATATCAGCTTATGTTATCTTTTGTTTCTTTCAGTTCCTTGCACTTGCCCGTGATGATCATCTCCTTAATCTCATAGAGCGGATAAATCCAGCCCTGGCAGTGGTGCCCCGTTTCATCGTCCCACTCAAAGCGTGTCCTGTTGAACATCTGGCCGTGTTCCTTCATGAAGCGCGGTGTCAGCGTGCCGACATGCTCACACAGCACCTCAGCCGTCACCCACCGCTCATTCAGGCTCTTCATCGCCTTCATCACCACGGCCAATATCTTCGCCTCTAATGCCGACCAGTTCATTATGACAGTCTTGTAATAGTGACACTACATCTTCCGCTCACAGGGTCAGGATCGCCAACAGCAGCCGTGAACTCTCGCTGCTGTGGAGTGCCAAGCGTAGCCTTCTTTAGTTGGTTGGCATAACTCTGAGCACTCCTGGCAAGACCCCAACTCGGCAAAGTGAACACCTTCTGGTCGCCCACATTGAACTTCATCAAATCTTCCTTTGTTACCTTGTTCTTTACCATAATTATTCTAAATTATCTTAAAACTTTGCTTGCTTTCGCACAACGAGCCCCAAAAGTTTGTATATTTGCACTCTATCACCTTTGCAAATGCCGTGTGCATTTATGCGAAAAGACGATTAAACGTCTGACGGCTATTTTAGTGCCCGTTGTGCTACTTGCTTGCTTTACGGGTGCAAATATAAGAAAAGAAAATTAAACGCCGAATAATTTGGAATAATTTCGGCTAATTATTAAGTTATTTTAATACAAATGGAGATAATTGAGGATAATTTGCACCCGAAAGTGCTCAAAAACCGACTTTTCATCAATGCGATAGACCATCTCATTGAACAGAAGGTCGTGGAAGACCAAAAAGGCGTGTCCGCTCGGACTGGACTTACCGAGGCCACTCTATCAAATATCCGCAATGATAAGAAGATTGTTTCGGATAAGACAATACGCAAGTTCCTTGAAGGCTTTCCCGGCATTTTCAATCCTGCATACTTCAAGGGTGAAAACATCTACATGACCTTGACGGAGGCGATGGATGCCAAAATATATGCTGATGAACAGAAAAAGAAAGAAGAACTGCCAGTACCACAGCCTGAGATTCCTGACTTCATTCAAAAACTTTTCGACGAAGCCGTGCGGATGCAGACGCGCAACGAATTGCTGGAGCGGCAGTGTGAAAAACTTATCGGCGAGTTGCGGGAGGCTAAATCAGACAATGACACCTTTATCGAGGAACTCCGAAAGTCGAAAGAATTTAATGATACCCTGGCGGCTGAACTCAAAATCTCGCGCACTCAGAACGAAAACCTAATTACCGAACTCCGCGAGACGCGAAAGGAAAACTCCTCGCTTGCCTCCCAACTCGAAACAGCCATTGAAGGCATCGAGACAATGAAGAACCAACTCGCCATGATGATTGGTGTACCGAAGCCGGGCGCCTTCCCGATGACGGTCAATGATGACGATGGCTCAATCCAATTTGTCATCCACGATGTAATCGGCCACGACGGGAAGAGCAAAAAGAGAACGGTGGATCAGCTTTACGCCCTTGTGCCGCAAGGTCTCATCCGTGGTGGTCGCCCTGGTGTGACTGATGAAATCGTCAAACAGGCCAAAGAAGCATTTGAGCATCCTAAGAATGAAAAGTAACTGATTCCGTGCCTTTCATGCGTATGTGTACTATTATATATACTATCATAAAAACCTTAATTTGGCGCAGTGTTTTACAAATGTTTTACACCAACGCCACTAATACCATCATGTTAACCCCTCTATATATCGGCCTTTCCATTAACCACGGCATAACCCCAAACGGATCACTACGAAAATGGGCGGGGATATGCCGAAAATCACGGCACCCGCCGTAAATAAAAGGAAGTTAGCAGTAAATCGGGAATAATAGAGAAATACAAAATAAGCCATTATACGACAAAATAGGACGTGATGTTTTACACATGTTTTACACAGTCGAAAATGGTAGTGTAAAACATAACAAGAATATGATAACTACAAAATTGATTTTTGACCGGCGTGGCTGGGTAAAACAAAAGAAAAAAGGCATTATCGAGGTGCGCGTCACTTTCGAGCGTAAGACAATATATATAAGTACGGGTGTATGCGTGCGTAAAGGAGAGTGGGCTGCTGGACAAATTGTGAATCGTCCAGATGCTTCCATCCTGAATAAAAGGATCATCGCCATCTATGAGCGCGTGAGCCAAGAGGCAGACAAATGCGTGAAAGATGGTGCAAAGTTTGATACGGAATCCATCAAGCTGGAAATCTGCAAAATCTCTGAAACGTACTCAGCAGAACCGACATTCATCAACTGGATAGAGAAACAAATACCGTTGCTGGGAGTGTCTGACGGGACGGCAAAGCATTACGAACCGTTGGTTACGCGATTGACTGAGTGGGGACAGATGACGCGGTGGCAAGATGTGACTGTGGAGAATATCTGTAATTTTGATGCGTGGCTGCACACAATTACGAAACCGCTGAGTGACGCAAGGCGCAAAGCTGGCGTGAAGCCTGAAAAATTATCTGATTCTGGGATATACAACTATCACAAGTGTCTGAAGGCCCTGCTTAATCGTGCGCTGTCGTTCGACAAGATTGATAGCAATCCATACGACAAACTCAAAGGAAAGTTCAAACGTGGCGACCGCGAGAATGTGGAATATCTTACCGACGAGGAAATGAAAAAGTTCGAAGCGATTATCTTGCCAAAAGGCTCAGAACTCGATGTCGCGCATGATTTATTTGTGTTCCAAATGTACACTGGTCTTAGTTACACGGACATGCAGAATTTCGAAGCGAACGATTATAAGTGGGACGGTAAAGCCTGGCGCAACGTCGGTGAACGTATAAAAACGGGCGTGGCGTATGTCAGTCAGTTGCTTCCGCCTGCGGTGAAGGTTCTTGAAAAGTACAGCTGGGAGATACCGAAGATGAATAACGCGGACTACAACCACAACCTTAAAGCCTTGCAGACGATGGCTGGGATTAAGACGCGGCTTCACTCCCACCTCGCCCGTCACACCTTTGCGACTTGGATGCTCAGGAATGGAGCATCGATAGAGAATGTGTCAAAGATGCTTGGTCACACCAACATCACACAAACACAGCGATACGCCAAGGTACAGGCACAAGCGGTGTATGATGATTTCGAGAAGGTGGCGACGAAGATGGGAGGGGCTGCTGTGATACAACAGCAAACTGGACGGAAGAAAAAGAACAAAAAGCCGTGAGGCTGATTTTCTTGTTTAAAGTAACAAAAGCGGGGTGGCGGTGGCCACCCCTTCATCAAACGCTCAAAAAACTAAAAAACAATGAAAAGAATCTATTCTTTATTCTGTGCTGCGAGCTGTGCGTTGATGGCATCCATTTCTGCCAGCAACTCGTCGCGGTCTTCATCTGATATGGGTGCTGTGTCTTCTTTCTCCCAGGGGAATTTCAGCCACTCCGTGACCGTCGGTGCCGTCTGTCCTTTTCCAACACCCATGCAGAAGCGTGCATTATAGGCTATCAGACGGGCTTGTTCCCAGCTGTGATGATGCCTGGCGTTGTAACCTCGTATGATGCGCCTTGCCTCCCAAAACTGAATATCATACAGAAACTCCCGCCGTGGTATTCCGATTTCGCCTACGAACAGTTGATAAAGGTCGTAGGCGTTTAGGCGTTTTTTTGCTCTTCGGCTGGCTGTTCGACGGCCTCGCCCTTCGGCAGTCCGTACCACTCCGCACGCAGCTTCATTACTTCCGTCAAGGCCTCGATCAGTTCTGTTGACTTGGCGTTATACATGAGGTCTGTGTCCTTAACTGGAGCATTCTTTTCTTCTTCTTTTTCCTTACTCTGGTAATACGAAGCGATAGCCGACAGAATCAAATATATGATATGTTCGGGGTTGGTAGGCTCAAAGTCCTCGATGTTCTTGCCGGTGAAGTTTTTGAATGATAGTTCGGTTGCGAAGCAATAGGCCAGCATGACCTTCACGCCTCCGATGGTTATTTCTTTTGTCTTCATTTCTGGGTATGGGTTTAGTTCCTAAAAACGCCCAGCCAGCCGATGATGGCGAGGCTGGGCGCACACATTATATTAATATCTATGGCTAAAGTTAAAGCCAAACGAGAGAGTTAAGCTGCAACGGTGTAGTCTCCGTAGCCGTTTAGGGTGGCACTATAATCGGCATTAGCTCGGTTCGGTCCGTTCAAAATTAGCTGAGTCAGCAAGCATGAGCCGCTGACAATGGCCGAGAGGTTCTGACGCTGGTTGTCGCCGCTAACGTTTCCGATGATCCACTTCACTGGCGTACCGTTCGTGTAGATGGTCTCGATGGCGGTTACGTCCTGACCCAATGCGCTGACGCTGCTCTTGATAGACTCGCCACTGCGCACGAGTGCGGTCGTAGATATGTCGTAGCTGAGTGCCGTCGGCTCCTGAATCACCCAGTCGCCTTCGGTGTCCTTTGTCGTAGCGTCTTCCATCGTCAGGCTGACATGCAGCGAAAGCTGCTTGGCACCTGCAATGAACTTCGTCGGCGTGGCAGAATTGTCACTACCAAGAACCAGACGAACAAACTGACCTTTGGTGTAACTGCCGACTGCGATTGCCTCGACAACATCCGTTTGTGCGAGGTCTGAGAGCGCACCGCTACCAGTGAACTGTAAGCTCTTGGTGGCGTTCTCGCGGTCGTTGAAGTTGAAGGTTACATCGTTCAGATAGGCCGAACCCTTGCGGGCAAATGTAGCCTTCTGTAGCGTCTGGTTGTTTGAAGTGGCGGTCTCATCCCACAACAGCGTCATGGGCTGCATCGACTTGATGGCGGTGAGCATGGCTGCGGTATCGGCCACATTCAGCGAATCACACGACACCTGCCATGCCTTGCTGATGGTGGTGGGCATAGCAGCAGCCCCCACAACATCCTTATGGCTGGCATCGTCAGTATTGTTCGTCAGCGTCACCGTGCAGTTGGTCGCCATTCCAATCACCTTGTATTTTGGATTTGTGAGAGTAGTATCCAGAATACAGATGCGAAAGTTTTGTCCTTTTAGTGTTGCCATATTCGTTAATTTTTAATGATGTCAACTTGAAGAGTGTAGGCACTTCCATTGTGACCGACTGCGCCTACCATATATTTGCACTCAGCAGGGATGCCGTCGACCATTTCAGCCAGAGCCTCGCGTGTCGGTGCTTCAAGAACGGTGGTGCCGTTCAGTAACAGATCAGCCACGTATGCGGGCTGTTCATTCTGCTGGTCAATGACCTTATCCTTCATCTTGCTCATCGTCGTAATAGTTTACATCGCACTGATAGTGTGCCACGTCGAAGTAACATGGTTTCGTCCAGTCCCAGGCAACGCCTTGCGTCTGCGGGAATCCCTCATTGAGATATGGAAATTCCTCGCCGTGGATGGACATGGTGACGATGTAGTTGGCAATGGCTTGCATCGCCTTCATCACCAGCGCGTCCACCTCGTTAGGACTGACTGCACCGACTTCGACACCGGCACTTACACGCCACTGGCTCGGCATCCACTCGTCATCCTTCGTCGTCTGCGCTGGTGCCTTGCCCTCATCAATGATGATGATGTATGGCAGTGGTGTGTTGTCCGTCTCTTCA